GTCTTCGAATGTGCTGTTTTCCCAGTTTGCTGGTTTTCGAATTTCTTGCGACATTTTCTCAATCTCCCAAAGCTCGAAACCGTCGAGGCGGGCCTTGCGGCTGAATTTACTCAGACGGCCTAAGCCGTTTCGCTGGAGTCTCGCCAGCTCGTCAGTGAGTTAAGCTTCGCTCATGTACTCTGCGTACTCTCGCTCCCAAAGCTTTTGGTCGCTGTAAATTTGGATCTTCGTAATCGTGTTTCCGCGATGGTCGCTGTGATTCCAGCCGCCTTTGCCGTCGTCGTGATTCGTGCAGATGAAACCTCCGTCTGCTTCGATCTCACCTTTTACATCCTCAAGGTTCACAGGTAATTCTGTGTTTTCCAAGATTGCGTATGTTTGTCCCGCTGGTGCGCCGTTGCCAGAAAAAAAGAAACAAGGAAATTCAATTGAGTTTACGAATTCTTGAGCGGTCATTGTTGCCATCATTCCAAATCTCCAAAGCTCGAAACCGTCGAGGCGGGCCTTTCGGCTGAATTTACTCAGACACCCGAAGGTGTTTCGCTGGAGTCTCGCCAGCTCGTCAGTGAGTTTAGCTTACCACTCGTTTTGCTGTCTCGATCATTTCTACAATGTTTGCATTTTTATAAGCTGAGATAGCTTCTTCCCAACTCTTAAAGGTTCGTCCAGCGGAAAGAGTTTTTGTTGTGTAAACAGCGACTGGAAAAACATTTGACGGGCAAAAGGAAACCATAGCTTCTCGCTTTTCTGTAGCCATTTCGACGTATGTTGTTTTGACACCGTTTACTTTTGTGCTATCAATTTCTTTGATTAGTACCATTTTTCGTTTCCTTGTTTGCTTTGCTGGCGTCTGATGTAGTTACTATACCGTATCGTCGTACGGTAGTCAACAGCTTTAGGAAAAGATTTTTGGAATTCTAGCTGCTGTTTTCGGTGGGGTCATTGTTCATTCCTTTTGTTGGTTCCAGCGTCCTGTATTGCGGTCATATTTCCAATTCGGTTCGATGTCTTTTCGGAAAGTTTCTCGGAACCACATTGGGTTTACTCCGTATCGGTCCTGCATCCAGTGAGAGCCCTTCCACCAATACTCATCTTTCCAGTTTTGTTGGTGATCTTCGTGCAGTAACCATTGTCCATGATTGATACGGAATGGGATATCGTGATGCATCAATAGCCACGGCACAGCGTAGTCCCACATGGCTTGTCCGATGCAAAACGGGAAGTCCTGCGGGATAACTTTCTTAGCTTCGTCCGTGAGGTGCATTCCATCCAGACCCCATTCAAACTCGCGAGCTCTGTAGACACCGCTGGTATAGTTCCAACGGATAAAGAACTCGGAGATTGAATCCGTTTCGTCTAGTTGATAGTCACCACTCATTTCGCAATCGGAGTTCAGGAGCATTGTTTCTGGGACGTTAGCTAGATTGCGGATCTTCTGCGTTGGAAAATTGTAGAAGCTTTCAACGTCGTTCGATTCTACCCATTCGATTTTCAAGTCAGAGAACAACGGTTGAAACAACGGCAGTTCTCTGGCTGTCTGCATCGCAATCACTTCAAATCCTGCATCGATCCAACTCGATATGCAATGTCGTTGACGGTCGATTCGGTTCGGTCCGATGGCGGTTACGATTTTGCGATGTCGTTTTCGGTTGACTGGTCCTGGAAAAGTACCGTTCCAATTCCACCGATTACACGCTTCCTCCCATGCGACTATAGACTTTCCTATCTTCGAATTGACTTCGTTATGCACCTCCCATGTCCATTTGAACCAGTCATCAAAGCGTGGCGGACTGTATTCAAGGATTTTGCGGAAGTTAGCTCTGCATGGCGAACAGCCTGGTATCCTCTCTATCCATTTGTTAAACTTCTCAGTGTCGAAAGTTTCTGTATGAAGTTTCCTCCAATGGGCTTGTTGCCTTAGTATCATCGCTGGTGAATGGGCATTGGTTGGAACCTGACTAACTGCTTGCGAAACAGGCTCGTCGGTTCTAAGGTATGCAGCAGTTCGAAGTATCACGGCAATCGAAATCGGACGGTGTAGGTTGAATGGATTATCAAATCTACCGGGTTATATTCTCTTAAGCATGTGGACGTTATGACTTCAGCCCGTTGTCTCCAGACCCAAAACTGAGTGCTTTCGTTGTATTCACAAACAGTCGATGGATCGATGCAGCATCCCGAATTGAGTCGCAATGAATTGTTTGTGACTTTCCCAGACAAGAACAAAGCGTCAAATAATACTGCCCCCGTTGTTATTATTTCTTCCCCGCAACTGTCCGAATCCACTTCTATTTGACTGCAGAGCGGTGGAGGATCTAGGCCGTAAGAAATCAAAAACGGATCTTGGACTCCAGGTACACACCCAGCAACGCTAGGTGTATTTTCGTCTGTCGTTGACACACCTTGCTCCAGCCAGTCGCCTGGAGGTAATGCTTCCAAGTCATCTACTTTAACCAGCCCAAAAGTTACTGATGCATCCACGTAACTAGAGCTTACGGGTGTTTGCTCTACCCAAGAGCTGGTTGGTCTGCTGGCATAGGTTGGGTCGTCTCCACCAAGCCAATTAACGCATTCGATTGCAACTTGAATGTTGTCAACGTAGTTTCGAAACTTGCGATCGTATCCGTAGGTTGCGGTAAATTCTTCAGTAATTCCAAAAGCCCAATACAGAACAGGAACGCCCATTTCCATAATTGTAATCAAGAAGGCTTTAACGATAACTTGATTAGCCGCCGGAGCTACGTAGGCATATTTCCTCCATGCATCCTCATAGATTCTCCATCTTTCAATATAGGCGACATCGATCTCCTCTTGGTCTATACAGTAGCTTCCTGAGATGGTTCCAATAGTCGCGAAAGACGTTCGCCTTCCCTTAAACTCAAGATTAAATTCCTGTATTACCGGACTTGTAAACCTAGTCGGAAGTATAGGCCACGAATCATACGTGAATCTTTTTTCCCAGCAACAAAACGAAGGGTTTGCGAGATACCAATCCGGTGCTCCAGGATGCCATCCAGAAGCTTCCGTCAAGCCTGTTATTTGCATTTCCGGAGGTTCGATGCACTCATCATTATCACAACCACAACAACCAGGAGAGTTTCTTATCTTCATTAGCACTCTTCCCAGATGCAGATATAATCCGCACCAAGACGAGCTAGAAGGATGTATTTGCTAGGACCAACTGCAGTTGAAGACAAGTTAAAGTAAGAAATAGAATCCGAAGTTGTGTTTATAACTCTATTAGATCCAGATTCGCTTAACCATCTTGATGTCGCCGTACCGGTTCCTAACGTCGTGCCAGATCTGGCTGTAGCTCCCGCTGTCGTGAATGCCAAGACTACTTCCGCATCACCATACGAACGCATGGCAGGATGCGGCGCTCCGGACGGCTCGTTAAAAACGAACCTCAGTATCTCGTCACTGTCCGCACGAGTGAACAGAACTAGCTCTTCGTCTTTGCTTGCCATTACGAAGGTAACCTGATAAAGCTGAAATCTATTTGTGGATAAGGCACAAACTTTGAGGTGAGCGGGTTTGCATTGCTAGCCAGTTTGTTTCCGTTCGTGTCTAGCTTGCCAACCATGCGATGGCTTCGAATATCGTCCAAATATGGCTTTAGTTTATTTCCGTCTGCCGTATCGACAAACTGACTTCCAACCTCTAGAAGCTCCACGTCCCATGTGTCTGGATCGTAGGAACAACGATAAGCAACTCGCCAAGCTGCGTATCCACCGTAATAACCTAATCCGGCACTTGTCACGTTTAGCTTCAGCGTTCTCGCGTCTCGGCCTGCAAACTCTCCATCGTTTAGCTTGTCGTTCCTGTCCATAATGTCGTTGATGTCTTGTGCAGGATCTTCGAACTGGGTGAACGAAAAAGAACATAGCGTTTTGGTGGTTAGTATCGGCTCTTGAAATGGTTGCTTCGCAAAGTTGACTATCTTCTTCGGTGGGTCGCTGAAGTCTTCTTGGATGACGACTTGCTTGGTCTCAAACGAATCGACAACGAAAACCGGAATCCAAGTCGTTGGATCTGGATCTGGAAAATCAGGATCACCACCTGTCGGCGGTTTTTGCTCTTCTGTTCCTGATTCGAATTGACACGTAACGTCCCAGTAAAGTGGATTCTCTTTCTTGCGCTTTGCATCTTTGGATGTGCAGCGTTGTTGGGTAAATCCGTAAACTAAACCAACGACCGGAAGGCCTGGAGTACCAAGCAGTATTTCTTCGCGTCCGACACTGGTTGAACTTGCCAGTACGAGAAAGTTCCAAGTGCTTCGGAATACAAGTTTATTGCTGCTGATCGCGATCGCTCCAGAACCTTCGCGTCTTTCCTGGCTGTTTACAATTTCGCTTGGCATTAAGCTGTCCTCCCTGCTATTCCGATCATCTGCGAGCTTTGAAAGGCTTCTAGTTGCTGTTGTTGAACCACTAGCTGCTCGCGTGCGATCTCTGCTTGCTCTTGTGCAATCTCTGCGGCTTCGTTGCGTTGGTTCATTAGGAACCGATACGCCTCAACGCTACCGGCTCTCAACGCTGGGGCAACCGCTGCGGCTATGTTGTTTGGATTGTCGTTCTTCAAATCAGACTTGAGTTTGTCGAAGTCTTTTTCAGCGTTACGAATACGATCCTTCGTTTGCGAATCTAACTTTTTGCGTTTTTCCGCATCCTCTGTAATGCTCTTTTCAAGTTCAAGCTTTTCTTGCAAGTCTCGCAGCTCGCTAGCTTGTTGTTCACTAAGTCCTTTTTTCAAGTTCTCTTGGTACTCGACTTCTGCCGTACCGAGTTGCAAAATGTCTAGCTTTCGCTGAAGCTCTTGTTGTTCTTTCGTGTACAGATCTAAAGCACTTTGCTTTGCTTTTTCTTCGTTGGCAATTCGCTGTAGTTCTTTGCGTTCCGTGTCTGCTTTGGCTGCCATGTTCTTTTCACGAATCAACTGCTCGGCTGGTGTTAGAACGTGCTTCAGAGCTTCCATTTGCCTGTCGCCTTCCTGCTTTCCTAACCTAGCCAAAAAGTCGTCGAATTTTGTTCCAACAGAATTTTCGTCAAGGTTGGTAATCGCATCTGACGCAACAGCAACCATGCCTTCAATACCAGCGGAAAAGTTAGTCGCAATACCTGCAAGTAAACCACCTTGCCCTTTGCTATTCGCTCCAGCGTTCATGATCTCCATCAACGATTTAGCCGCTGGCAGGAGGTTCGTCCCAATCTCAGTTGCTAGCAACTCCACATCTGACTTCATCTTGGCATATTGCCCGGCTGCACTATTCTTCAGCCGCTCATTCATTTCAAAGAATCGACCACCTTCGGAGGTGGCAGACTTAAAAGCATCGGAAACCATCTCTGACGATATCGCGCCGTTCTCCATTTGCTTTTTCAATTCAAGCATACTGGTACCAGTCGTTCGGCTGATTTCCTGAAGCGGGTTGAATCCTGCGTTCACCATCTGCAAGACTTCTTGCCCCATCAGCCTTCCGTTAGCTTGCACCTGCCCGAACGCCAACGCAAGCGATTGAAATCGATCGGCATTACCAATAGAAACTTCGCTCAGCGCTCGCAGTGCTGGCATGGTTTGTTCTGCGGCCAGTCCGTACCCTACTAAAGTTTGTGCTGCTTTGGAAAAGTCTTGCCGACTTAGCGGAGAAGATCGATCTAAAGCGATGAATCCTTCGAAAAGAAATCTTGCTTTTTCGGCTGAGCCTGTCAGTACTTCTAGCGATATCTTGTTGCTTTCTGCCGTAGCGGCTAACGACATGCTCGTCTGGATGCCACGGAACGCAACCGCAAGTCCTGCGTATTGTGCAAGAGTGCTCTTTAAATCAGCAACCATCGGATTGGTTTTTTGCTGTGGTGTTTGCTTGTACTTTTGGTTTAGATGTTCTAAGGCTTCCGCATGCCTTTTCGCGGACAATGCACCTGCGTTATGTGCACGCTCCAATATCGCAATGTCTCGGTTGTATCGATCGATAGGCGTAACTGAGTCTTGTACTATCCGACCAAGTTTTCTAAGTTCACCGGCAGAAAGATCGACTCCGCGAGTAATCTTCGACGCATCGAAACCGAGTGCGATGTTAGCCAGATTTATTGTTGTTGCCATTTGCTCTGACTACTGCTCCTAGCCCCAAAGTGGCTCCGAGTGATTCAAACTCTGTTTTCGTCGTCTTCTTCGTCCGCTTCGTCTTTTGACGTTGCGGTTCTGGAAAGTATCTAGCTGGCATGTGTCGTTCAAACGTGCTAGGCTCAAACTTCGCTCCAACCTTCATTGCCTCTAGTTCGATTTGTCTTTCCAGTAAGCATTGTGTTTGCGCTGATTGCTTCCACGCTTCTCCAATTGGCTCAACTGCATCGAAAGCCATCCAGAAGTCCAAAACATGACTTGGCACTGTCTCCAGCCATGCCTGAACGTCTGCAATACCCCAAGCAAAGCAAAGTCTGGCAGCAAGCCTTAGCCTGCTGCCGGTTCGGAGTTTTTTACAAGCTCCTCAATGTCTCCTTCGTCGTATCCGCAATGATCCTGAGCAACGCCGTACAATGCTGATGTAATCTTTCCATCCATTGACATGACTGCATCGCAATCGGAATCAAGTAGCAGTCTGTCACCTGTCGAATCGACAAGCACACGACAAAGGAACAAAGCACGAGCTTTCTTGAAACTCATGCCTGCTTTTTTGTCTTGCAACTTGATTTCGTAGTCTGCCTTTTCCGCTTCGCTCATGCTTTGGATTCGGTACTCTTCTCCAAGTACCTTTACGTCCAAGTATCGCTTCGCTTTGAGTGCTAAAAACTTATCGCGGCTAATCATTATCCTGGTCGTCCTCTTCGTCGTCTGTGTAGTCGTCTTCACCTGCGGAATTGTCGATCTCTGGAGGCTCTACAATTTCCATTGGAGGCAAAACAGTTCGCTTGGTGATCGCTTCGCACTTGGTTACAAGCTCGCGAACTATATTGACTGGTTGATTGGTTACCAGCATCAATGGAATCTCTTCGTCGTGCGATAAATAACCGACAAGAACCCGGTTACCGTTAGCACCTGTCGCAAAGACTTGCCATTGATCGAATACGACAGTCTCGCCGTCGTATCGAATACCGCTATGCTGCTGTAGTTCAACTTTCATTCGATTATGCAGCAGTAAACGCTGGTCCTGTCATGCCGTCGAAAGTAATTTCGTAGCTGCACATCATTGCAGTGCCGCTTTCCGCGTCTGGATAGTTGACCGCTGTTACGATCGCAGTTCCAGAAAACGAACCAGCCGCAGGATAGGTGATAGTGAACGTACCAACAGATCCTAAAGAAATAGCCTGCCCAATGTGATAACATTCGACTGTCACCACTGGGTTATCGGCCAGGTCTTGCTTTTCAAGAGTCTTGTACGCAGTAGTGGAAAGATCGGTCGTGTCAAACGTCCCAATCTTCTCTTTGGCTCCGGTGACTTTCTTGACGAAAGTCGTTTGGCCCAAACCGGAAACCGTGGTTCCGTTTCCTACTGCTGGTGATGTTAAAGCTGGCATTATGCGGCCTCCAAATAGTGAACCATGAAATCGAAAGAAGTAATGTAACGATGCTGCTGATTGCCATCCGTTGGAGGATCGTTGTCGTAGTAGTCTCCGCTGTCGATCTCGACAGCTTGGATTGCAATTCCTTCAACAGTCCCTCGAAAAGCACAGATGCCAGAGTTGCGGATAGCATGTGCTATATCGTTCGCTTTATCTCTGCCACCGTTTGCTTTTTCCGCATAGCAATCAACTTGGATTCGAGAGTGTGCAAGCCTCATGCAGTCAAGTAGCGTGTGTTCGCGTAGCGTCGAAATCTTGTAGTAGCTGACGGCAGGCAATGCAGCACCTTGTGGGATAACGTCAGGATAAAAGCGTGTCCCAATAAGCCCTGTCAGGGTTGCATCTTGAAGCAATCTCGTTCGTAGTGCCTTGCCAACGTCGCTTGCCATTATTCGCCGCTAATTACCTTAATTGTTCTGCTTGCTGCTTCTGCTGACCCGCTAACGACCTGCAAAAACTTGACACCCTCAAACGCAATTCGATTCAATGCATGGTGTCTGCTTGTCGAAGTTGTAAGCGAGTAAAGCGTCGATTCGTAGTACAATGGAGTGAATGTGGAACCGTTGTCGGACACGTTGAACGTGATTGCCGTTCCAGTTAGTGCCGCTGGCGTAACGATTGCTACAGGTATGCGATTGTTTTCTAAAGAAAGCGTTGTCGATACTGTTCCACTGGTTGCGATTGTGACGTTGCCAATTCGTAAATTCTTAGCCATTGCCAAGTTCCTTTATTTCTTTCGCGAGCTGTTCGTTGCCTGCTGTGATTTGTTGTGTTCTAGTCTCGTCAAAGGCTTTTTGCATGAATCTTTCGCTGGGGTTAATTCGTTTAACCTTGCTCGTCTTTTTCCCCCAGTAGACTATTTTTCGCTTGTCGCCTGCTTCGTAGTTCTGTTTGTTGGCTCGTGGATACTTACCTCCGACGATCATCAATCCACCGCGTTCGGTTTTGATGAACTTCATGCCGATGTACTTGCCTGAGTCCTCTTGGTAAGCAGCGTTGTCTTTGTATTTCTTACTCCACTTCTTTCTCGTTCCGCTTCGTCTGGAGCTTGGTGCAATAGACTTGGCTCGTTCTATCACTGGCTTTGCCATTGCCTTCAAGACTCTTTCCGCTGGTCCAATCCTCATCAATAGAGGAATTTTCAAAAGCTTCTGAATCTGTGCTTCGTCAAAATTGATTTGTATTTCTAGTGTCATGCTGTTGTGGTCACCAGTATTTCTAGTTCTCGCCGCATAACACCAATTGGGTTGATGTGCGTAATTCCGTAAATACGTCCTTCGAATAGGATCCGCATCTTGGTCGTGTAGCCTTCCCGGCTGTTGACTTTGAATATCGCTTTCGTCTGTGCTTCAAGCTGTCTTCCGCGAATCGTTTCAATACCACTCAACGACGTAAACTCCGCAGGCTCACCACACCGAAAGTTAGTCCATTCGATTCGAGATTCTCCTGTTGCGTCCTGCGTCTCTACGGGTGTTTCGAAGTCTATTCTGTGCCGTTTGTTCGCTGCGTTGCTCACGGATATGTACTCCGTTGCAGTTTACTAATCAAACGACCGTAGGAACGAAATTCAGACTCTTTGTGAGGGTCGCGAGCCAGAAAGTAATTTTCCACCAAGAGCAAAACAGCTTTTTGCACAATTGCAGGAACGTTGCTGTAGCCGCAAACGTAAACTATCCTCCAAGCGTCCCAACGTGCCTGGGCGACAGGCCAAAGCTCATTGTATTTAAGTTGTATTTTCCTGTTCGCAACATCCAAACCGTAAATCGTAGTTGGAAGAGTTGTCAGCAATCCGTTGGTGTCGTAATACTCGATCGATGTTATCGACTGAACTGGTGACTTGTGAAGCTGCAAGCCGTCTATCATCGCATCGGTTTTTAGCTCCCACGTTTGTGGACATATAGCAATGTCGCAATCGCTCTCAACTTCTTGCCTAGCTTGCGAGATTAGATCAAGTAAATGAGAATCGTGCGACGGATCGCCAAGTGCGATTTCCACGCATTCTTTCACTTGATCTAAAAGTACTGGCTCTATAGTTGGACCAGTCAGCAAGGTAGGACGGTAGTTGTTCACTTTTGCTTTCGCGGTTTCTGACGCTGTTTCTGTTCTCGATCATCAGTTGATTCTGACGCGATTCCGCGTTGAATCATGATTTCCGCTTGCCCTGCCTGGACGCCTACCAGCCGAAAACCGACTGGCAGGCCATTCCACATTTGCAGTAAAACCAAATCCATTAGAGGACTCGGCAAACGTCGCCATCCGCCATCGTTGCGGATGTTGCTGGAGAGAGGTGTGCTTTCGTCAAGATTGCAACCGCAGCAATGAATCCACCTGTCGAACCGCTACCGAACGTCGCAACCACTCGAAGAAACGGATTCTTCCCTCGCATGTCGATTTGAAAAACGCATGTCTGGCTGTCATCAGTCGCAGATGGCAAAGCAAGCGTAGTTCCGTCTGGTGAAGTTCCACCGGCAAAAGTCGCTCCAGTGATATCTGCGTAAACACCACCGCTTGTCGTTGAAGACTCGACCTTCAGTGCTGTCAAAGCAATGTCAGTTGCTCCGAGCTGCACGACAATCGTGCAGTAATCGAAGTCTCTTGCGTCAATCACGACTTGCGCAGCACTTGCGTTGTTTATAATTGCCGCAGGGCTGATCGCCCTGACGTATTTAGCCTGTTGCATCAAATTCATGTTTTGTTTCCTATTTTTTGTTTTTCAAAAGAATTGAACCGCTACCAATTAGGAAGCAGAAACGAGCGACACCATTGGACCAGCGACGGAAGCCGTTCCACGTTCATGTACAGCTATGTCGTATCGTAAAGTCGATCTAATAGCAGTTTGATCGAATTCGAAGTATCGAGAAGAGTCCGCTGCTATTGTCACCCCACGTCGATTGCCCTTGGTTGCTGCCATAGACAGGTCACCAAAGTAAGCGAACTTCGTTGAGGCTCCTACTGTTGCTGGCAAGCATTGTGCAAAAGTCACTGGGTAACCCATGAACTGCATTACAGGACCGTTGCCGAGATCGGAAACATTGTTTCCACCTGCTGCAAGCTGTAAGCGTGCCATGACGTTCCAGTAAACGGCACTATGAACAAACCAACGTGGCTGGATACCTGGGAATTGCGGAATCTTAGAAACGGCATCTTGGAAGACTGCAATTGTTAAGCTGGCTGCTGTGTTTTGCGAAGCTGCTGCGGTCGCAACTGAACCAGCAAGCAACGCATTAGCAACACCAACAATTCCGTTGTGGGTTGTCGTGCCATCTCCTAGGAAACCAGCTTGGTCTTCTTTCACCGCGTGTGCGTAAGCAATTTCATTCGCGAGGAAGTCAGCTACAGCGATGATTGCATCTTCGCTTAGTTCGCTGCTGATTCGTGTCAACGTGCCCCACTTCTTAGCGGTCAAGCTGACCTGATTCATCGTGGCATCGGAATCGGTGATTTGCTGAGCTTCGGTAACAGCGTAAGCGGTAAGACCACTTAACCGACGAGGACCAATCCACTGATCCGAAGTCATTGGAACGTTTCGAACGTACTGACCGAAAACGCCAAACGTTTCCTTTAGGTTGATGATTGCTGATTCGAACTGCGGAATAACCAAAACACCGCCGAGCAAGTCGTTATTCTCGCCCATTGCGTTAGTGACTACACCATGCTCACGGCACCATTGACGTGAAGCCTGATCGCCGCCGATGGTTGCCATCAAGAATCGACCGGAAGCGTAAGCGTCAGCTTCTGCGTTGACACCTTTGAACGCTGTCAGACGGTTTCCTCCGCGTGCTCTTGCTGGCACTCGAATAATTCGTTCTGGTTCGCTGAAACCGTGGTGAGAGTTTTCTATATGCTCATCGAGTCTTGGAGACATACGAGCTGTCGCACGGTCTAGAACTGCTAGACGCTGTTCCATTGTGGAAACTTCTTCGCCAAGCTGGTCAAGCAA